TCAATTGCTAGTTGGCGGGGACGGCCACTTAATATCTTGCGCTTCAGAGGTATCAACACGGTTTAACAGCACTCGATACTTTTTCCATTCTATCAAATCGTCAACTTCTGCTTCAGTCGCGAAAGAAAGCTCAACTGCATCGTTTAACGTTTCAATGATCAGCGTAGCCTCTTGCGTGAGCCGCTTCTTCTCACTTTCGGCGAAAGCTACTGCGGCTGCGCGCTCCGCTTCTGTATCTTTCTCCCATCCCTCACCATTCCAACGCATGTAGTTTGCGTCAGGAGCAATTGTCGTTACGTCAGGAGGCAAAGCGCCAAGCCCGTTAATATAGACCCGCTCACCTGTTCCTTTACTGTATAGTTTTTGATTTCGATAGTCCTCAACCAGCTCCCACTTTGTTCCGTTGAATACTGCAACCTTTCCATTTGGCACTTCAGGCGGTGCAATATTGGTGCAGTCTGCCGGGAGACCAGTATTAGCCGGTATATAAGCATCCCCCGCCCCAATAAACTCTCGGGTATCTGCGCGGAGATTGTAAATTCGGATAGTGCGGTCTTTACTTGAAAATTTAAAAGCCATTATGCAAGCCTCACAATGTAGTTATAAGCGATGTTTTTGACGGTGTTCTCTGCGTTACCAGCAGCGGCAACGGTAATGTTGTGGGTATGCGACCCCATAACAACCGAGTGAGTGTGTGCACCTACGGCCACCGTATGCGTATGAGCCCCTACGGCTACCGTATGCGCATGCGCGCCAGCGCTAGCCGCCGTGCCTGTTACGCTGTGTGTGTGTGCCCCGGCATTAACGGTAAAAGAAGACGTATCAACAAAGCCGGCTTTATTAAAGACGTTACGGTCAATGTAAACACCATTACCGCCCCCACCATCACGCCATGCTCTCTGGGCGTGACTGTGGTCACCAGCACTTGCAGCAGTACCGGAAACGCTGTGCGTATGTGCACCGGTGCTGTTTGATGTTTTAGTCCCGTAGTCAAAGGAGCTGGTTGTTTTCGTCCCGTGATCGAATGCGCTGGTATTTTTCGTCCCGAGATCGGTTGAGGAAGCTGATGCCCCGTGGTTATGCGATTTAATGCCGTCTTGTTCCTGTGACAGCACTGCACGACCGCTTGCAGGCTTCCCTTTAATCGTCCATCCGCGCATATCAGGGATTACGCCTGATGGATATGCTGCTGCCAGAAGTGGATAAGCCGTCTTATCGAAGGTTTGCCCCGCCATAATGGCATAACCGAACGGTGCCACATCGGACGGCCACGGAATAGGGGCACCAACAGGAAACGCATCAACAGGCGTCCAAGCAGTCCAGGCACCTGTTGAATACTGGCTCCGGGTATAACTTCTGGAACTGTTATAAACCCTGTAAACCTGCGTTACTCCAGCATTTTTATAAACAATCAACGTTCCGGCGTTATTTTCGGGGTAGTGCCTTGCGGTTGAGGTATTGGCGTTCGCTGGCTGGTAATAAATACCCGGCGTTTTGAGCGTATCCAAATCCTCAGTCGAAAGCCCGATCGCCTGACCGTTGAAAATATCCTGAGAGGTTACGTTAATATCAGCACTGAGCGCATGACCATTGACCTTGCGCCCGCTAGGTACCGCCCCCACGTCCGCGGCTGTAGGTTTATTCTTGTCGGTATAAAAATATTGGTAACTCTTTGTTTGCCCGGCATCCCAGCGAATCGCAATTTTACCCGTGTTACTGGACGGTATAATCAGATGTCTGTCGTCCCTGTTTCCACCTCCATCCTGTAACAGTGTAATTGTGTGAGCGTACGGACCACCATCAACAGCATGCGTCCAGAAGCCAGACGGCAACCCGGCTGGAATATTGTCATAACTGTTCGCCCCAGCTACGGCTGTCCGTGGAGCTGTACCACCTACCCCCGCATATCCAACAGTCAACACTCTGCCCGCCGTAGTATCGGTCTGAGAGGTAACAACATCCTTTCCGGACGCTGTCCCAAGACTGTTTTTGACTTTCGCCAGTTCATCATTTACTGCCTTAACAGCTTTTGGCGTGGCCGCCATCACCTCCGAAGTACTGTCGGTTGCACTACTGAGCTGGACGATACCTTTTCTTGCTGTGGTGGCGTCCTGTGCCGTGTATTTACCGTCTGCAAGATCGTATGCTGCCTTAACTGCCTTTGATGTGGCCGCCATCTCCTCCGACGTACTGTCGGTAGCATTACTGAGCTGCACCAGCCCCTTACGGGATATGGTTGCATCAACGACATCTATCGCCTCTCGCGCGCTTTTTTGTGCCCCTGGACCATTCTCAGCAATCTCCCCAAGATTTCGATCGATCCGCAGGAAAAGACCATCGCCAGTAGCCACTTTTAATTCAACTGCCGCCGTCTCTGATACTGCAAGACGGAATTGCAGATTAACGCTGACACCGTTTTCAGGCTTTTCAATGGCAGCACAGTTCGCAACAGAATATAGTTCGCCGGCATCTGTCAGCAGGCCCACTTCCCTGACTACAAATCCGCCAACGGCAACCGGGAGGACCAGCTGAGCAAAAAACTGGTTCGCCTGATCCGGAGATACCTGTAATGCAGAAATTGCGCTTCGATATACCTCACGCACCAGCTTCGTCTGCGCCGGATCCGGTCTAACGGCCTGCCCGTTCCCGTCCCCAACAACAAAATCTTTAATGATGACGGGCTTCCCGGTTGCGGAAGATTGAGCTTCCAGCTCCTTGCCCCGGTTTGTCAGAATGCTGTAATACTTCTCAGCCATGGTTATTCTCCGGCCTCAATAACAACGTCAATCCAGGCGGTAACAGCACCGCCGACATAACAAGTTCCCTTCGCACCCAGATCAGCGATCACATCGATGGTTGTCAGCAGGCTGCGAAGGTTTTTGGCTTTATCAACCTGGCGCCGGATACGCTGGTAAAGCGCTTCGTCGATGGCCTGAATGCTGTAAACTTCCACCCGGAAGGTATAAGGATCCTTACGCGGTGTGTCCTCCCACCACTCCACCACCGTGGTAGGCAGGCTAACTGCACTCAGCGATCGTCTGACCGCACCAGCCGTTCCCCGGTGCTGATGGACATATGCGGCATCCCGGATCACCTGCCTTTTTTCTTCCTCGGTCCAGGCCTCTTCCCATGAATCCACCGCAAATTCCCAGGCCAGCCAGGGCAGCAAATGTGCAGGACAGGTATCAGGATTTTTCACCTTACGCACCATGTCAGTACCCAGATCAGTAATCTGCTCAGAACTGGCCTGCTCCTGTGCCCGCTCCGGGTGAATGGCTGAAGGTGGTAGCAGAGAACGAAATTTATCCACTCACACCTCCTTTACGAGTGACGTTTATCGCGCTGCACCATGGAGCCTGTCCTGCGGCCGCTTCCAGATCTGCCGTCGGGCTGATCAACCTGACCCGGGCCACACCGGGCTGCTGAAGCGCCGAGTAAATCGCGGAAAGCGGTACGATGGCATTAATACGATGGGAAAGCTGTGTGTAGCTCGTCAGCGTACTGATCGCGTTTTCCAGCACCGTCTGTGCATCCGGACCGTCTGGTATTTCAAGTTCAGCCTTAACGGTATAGCTGGCGATACTGGCACTCTTCACACTGACAAAATCGGTGAGCGGCCTGACTTCATCCGCGCTCAGTGTGTTCATGACGGTTTCAATAAGAATGAGCCCTGCCTGACCGTTCCCTGTGCGCGAGAGCACGTACACATCCACCTCGCCGGGCCGGTTATGGGTTTCAGGCCCGTAGGCGTCCGCATCCAGCACATCGTTATCCGCAGATTTGGCATGAAAGCGATAAGCGTTACGCGCGCCGGCCGTATTCAGCTGCGCCCACGAAAGTTGTATACGTTCCCGGAAAGCGTCGTCGTCTTCATAAACAGGATCGACAGGGGGAACCGCATCCGGATCGCCAGGATTAATCACCAGACGGGAAACGTTAAAGGCCGCGCCCAGCTGGTCGAGATCGGCCCCTCTTGCACTGGCAAGGAAAACTGCGCGTACTGCGTCATTAACCCGCTGGAATGCCAGGGTGAGCTGGTAGGCGTTGATTTCACCCTGTTTATACGCCGGGTCAGATTCCACCAGCGCATCAAATTCCGGATCCAGTTCGCGCAGGCGCGCCAGCCAGCGGGTAAAAATGTCAGCGGCATCCGGTACCACGATGGCATCCGGCACCGCCAGGGCGGACAGGTTAATTACGTCATAGCTGCTTGCCATAAATCGGTATACCTCCGGTACTGACAGGAAGATTGTTCTCTTTATTGATCCCTTCGATATCCACCACACACCCCGTTTTATCTGCCGGGAAGGAGACGAGCACTCGTGTGACCTTAAGCCGGGGTTCCCAGCGTGCGAGCGCTGTGGCAGTCGCGGCGATAATGCGTAGCCGTGTCAGGTCATCACGCGGATTGTCCACCAGCGAAAACAGATCGCTGCCATAATCACGGACCAGTACGCGGCTGCCGACAGGCGTGGAGAGAATATCGCTGACGGACTGGCGCAAATGGTCGCTACCGGACAGGCGTTTCCCGGTCCGGCTGTTTACACCGTTCATAATTTTTTTCCGTATCAGGGTCGCCGGGCGGCGGCGTGTTAGCCGAAGTAATCCGGGCCGGTTTTATCCGAACTGCCGGATTTTTTTGAGGATTTCGCAGGCTTGCGAATATCAACCACCAGGTTGTATGTGAAGCTGAAACCCGCAGGTGTCAGGGAAAACACCAGCGACTCAACCACCCAGGCGCGATCTTCCCGTTCGCCAAAGCCGGACGTGGATACGCCAGACTCTGCCGTGAAAGGAACGTGCCTGGGTCGGCAAGGCCCCGTTACTGTCATTTTTTGTTCATTGCGGCGGGCCTGCGTTTTTTTCGCTTTGGCCTGCTGATCGGCAGTAGCTTTTACAGGCTGGGTGTACGGGTTAGCCATTGAGGGGCCATCATGATCAACCGTGGTGGTTTTGGTCTTCCCGTCAGCCTCATCGTAATAACGTACGCCGATTTTGCCTGAAGACTTACCACTGCTGGCGGTGGCCTTCCCTGTCGAACTGCCCCGCTCTCCTTCGCTGTAAGACCAGTTTGACACCTCTTCTGGTGTGATAATCAGAGCTGCGGTCTGTTCGCCGGATGCATTTGCCGTGGCTCCCTGACGCAGAAACAGCCAGTATCCGCCCGACGGTTTACTGACAGCATTCCATGTTCGGGCCAGGCGCGTCAGCAGATTGGCGTCCGATTCTGCCACCTGGTCAACGTGGTCAATATGGATATCGGCGAGCTCTGCGGCCACTTTCGGTACCAGACCGTTTTCAGTCGCTACCGTTTTAACCAGATCCGCCAGTCGCAGATTATCCCAGCTGCGTGTTTTCTGGCTGATCACATCACCCGGTTGTTTTTGCGCGTTCATTGGCGCAGCGGTGGCATAAATCTCGATACGACGTGGCGGGCCGCTGCTGGCCACGCCGGAAACCACAAACCAGCCCTTATCCACCAGCTGATCATTAAAACCCAGCGCCACGCGAAGACGAGCGCCTTTAGTCGGAAGGGAGAGCGTTTCCGAGAGAAGGGTGATTTTCAGTTCATCTGCTTTTGCCGTGGCACCGCCGTAATCAGTCAGCGTCAGCTCTGCCAGGCATTGTTGCAGCGCACGCGTGATATCTTTTCCTTCAGCGCTGACGCTGAAAGCGGGAGCATATTCCGGTTTAACAATCTGATCTGCCATTTTTAATCCCACAGGCTGTAAGCAGAAGCCTGAACCGGCGGAGCCAGATCCGGTAAAGTGATATACAGACCTGACGGATAAACGGCCCCTCGGTCAGCCAGTCCAGGATTCGCTTCAAGAACCTGCGTCACAATATAAGAGAGGTTCTCCGTGCCGTAATGCGTCGCGCAGATCGCATCCAGCACATCACCGTCACGGGTTTGATATGTCATCGGCATAATGTTTCAGCGTCATCGTCCAGTTTTTGTTTCGGTGGCCGCCGCCAGGCAGGAATCGGCTGGTCGTATCTGAGAAGTCGATTACCACCCACCAGCCCAGGACATCTCCTTCACCGCTGACCAGTTGCTGAGGCTTATTCTGGTCTGCCAGGTCGAAGAGATCGTTAACAGCATCCACACCCTTGCGAAAGAAAGCATGCGATTCTCCTTCAAGCCGGACGGTTCGCCCGGGCTTGCCGGTATACTGCAATAAATCCTGCTTCCCGATCCGCTCCTGTTCGCTCCATCGCCAGCTGGCCTCGCGGGTCAGCTGGTTGTATGCCGTGGTGTCGATCGAAAAGGCAAAATCGCCCAGCATCATCATCACCCGGGCGGCCTGAGCCCCCCGAACAGCGCTGGACTGAAACTGCCCGAAGTCTTCAAAGACAGGAATGATTTCACTCACCAGATTTGCCCTCCGTCCAGCATGCTGCTGTCACCGTTAAATACCGGACTGGTTTTAGTCACCGCGACAACTTCATCCCCGATCGCCCTTTCGTCCTGACCAGGTGCGCCATGTATCTCATAATGAAATTCGAAACGACGGTTGTCGGTCAGTTGTCGGGGAGGAGGCGCTTTGTCCGCACTATCCAGCTTCTGAAGTAATGTATCCCAGTAGCTGCTTTCCCCTTCACCTGACAGTTCTGCCGGTCTGTCTGAAACAGGTTCAGTAGACTGTCGGGAGTTAATCTCAGGAGTTAAGAGCAATACGTCTGCGCTTTTATCCCTGTAACGTTCGTTATCCGTGAATGATCCCTGCGCTTTGTCAGTACCCGGTAACGAATCGACATCAACATTCACATCAGGTATACGCTGTGTCGGGTATTTTGAATTTCCCTTTACCTCAGGGATACGCTGTGAAGGGTATTCCGATCTCTCCTCAGATCTTCCCTCTGCTGCTGTCCAGTTAAGGGAAGGATAAACATCGACATTGACCACCGGCTTATCCGGTGAGATGTTGTCTGCGGATCCCTTCGGTTTTTCCGATGCGGGCCAGACGATACTGTTTTCAAATGTGGGAAACGAAGGAAGTCTGTAATTATTCCAGGCGCCGGCAATCCTGTCGGATGGTTCATGTCCCTGTTGCACAGACGTCTCCTGGTTCTGGTTCAGTGCTGAATCCCAGGAGAACGGCGCGCCGCTGCTTTCCGGCGTCACGTATTTATCGAGCGTACTGTTAAAGGTGTCATCGTCGTCGCGGAAAAATCCTCGGGTGTCCCGGTACGATTTTTTGACATCATCAGGCAGGTCCGGCTTTTCCTTCAGTTGCTGCTCAAACCATTCGCCCTGACCATTGCGTTGCGCCGTCATGCGCGCCATATCAACCGAGCCGGTCATGGCCAGCGATTTGAGCACGTCCCGCTGATCGCTTCTCTCATCCGGTAAAAGCCAGGACAGTTTTTTCGCCAGCGCGTAGGCCACTTTCCCGACGAACACAATGCCCTGGCCGAACGTCAGCACGCCGGGGTAAAGATCATTACGCAGGAAACTGACAATGCGTTTGATCCCGCCCCCCTTAAACCACTCCGCCATATCATCCGTCAGCCGGCGGATATCCGGTGCCAGCTCGTTTCCCAGTTGCCCTGAGATTTCCGCTACAGCGGAGGAGAAGACCGTGCGCAGGCTGGTGATGGCGCGGTTGCCCTCCATCGCCCCTTCAGCCCCCTCTTTCGTGACGAGGTTATAACGCCGCTGCTCGTCCATCAGGTCACGGTAGCTTTTGCCGGACTGCTTCAGCAGCATCAATAGCTTGCTGGCCTCGCCGCCAAACAACGAATCCAGTGCAAACGACGCTTTCGACTCGTCCTGCATGCTGAGCGCACGCTCGACGATTTTTTCGAACTGCGCCATATCGCTGAGGCCCGCAAAATCCCCCGCCTTAAATCCCAGCGTTTCAAACGCATCCTGAAGGGCACCCTGCTTGCCGTTCTGCTTGTACTCTCCTGCCTTGTGAAGATACTCCTCGAACAGGTCGCCGATGTTCTCCCCGTTCATGTCGTACTGCTTCGCGAGCGTGTCCCAGGCATCAAACGTCGGGATATCGACGCCATAACTTTTCGCCACACCAGCCCGTCGGGCCGTTTCTGCGTTGGTGGCCGCAGGTGCAATCAGGGTGCCCAGCGCGGAAGCCACCACGCCACCGCCGCCGATCGCCAGCCCTGGCGCCACCATACCGCCCAACTGACCGGCCATACCAAGGCCACGGCGAAACAGCCCTTTCCCTGCCCCCTTGAAGGCTGCCAGCCGTTGTGCCTTCTGCATCTGCTGATTCAGCTTCTGCTGTTCGGCCTCCGTTTTGCGGATTTCACGGGAGACGTCGCTGTAGCGCCGTTTAAGATCGCCAAGACTTTGCCCGGCCAGCTTCGCGCGCTTAATCTCTGCTGCCAGCTTAGCCTGGTCTTTCGTCAGTTTTTCTGACTGCTTTCCGACGTCCTTCAGGCTTTTTTGCAGGCTGTTCGCTGAACGGCTCCAGGAGCTGTCGATACTGCCGCCAAAGGTAATGACGGCCTTAAGGTTCTGGCTTAATCCGGCCACGATTTACCGCCTCCACTTCGTCGGTGAGAAAATCAGAAAACACACTGAACGGCATATCCAGATATTCCGTCATGGGAAAATGCAGGCGCCGTCCCAGAAAACGTATCGCCCGCATCAGCCCTCTTTCGGTCGCTTCTCGGGCGGGAGCATAAAAACATTAAACGCGTCCAGCAGCTGGGCATAATCTGCCGCAGTCAGCTGCCAGATATCCTGTTCGCTGAGGTTGCACAGCAGCGCAATCATGCGCGCCTCTTTTTCTTCTTCACTGCCGCGGTCTTTGGAAAAGGCAATGCGGTCACGGACCAGCGGCTCGCGCAGCGTCACCTGTTCGAGCAGGCCGCCGTTCTCAAAGGAAACAGGGGAATACAGTTTGATAACGCGGGTTTCACCAGGAAAAGACATGTTGATCTCCAGAAAAAAACGGCCCGCAGGCCGTTGTAAGATTGTTTGAAGTTAAAGCCGTACTTTTGCCGCCAGACCGGACAGAACATCCACTCCATTCACCCGGCGCGAGAAGCGCTCAGTATCAATCTCAAAGAGCTCGCGACCGTCCTTAGTTTGACGGTAATAGCTCACGGCGATTTCCACCGTGACGGCATTTTCGGACAAGCTGTCCTTGCCACGCGCGTCGGGAGTGACGGTCTGCACAAAGCCTTCGATCTCCTCGATCGTACCCAGCGCGGTACCGTTAGCCAGATAGCCCTGATAGGCCGTAAAGCGCGGACGGCTGCCGCTGACAAAACCGAAAGCGGTCAGCATATCCACGTCCACACCGTAAAACTTCAGCTGACAGGTGAGTGCTTCCATGCCGTCATCAACGGGGGACGGCGCATCCTGTGCGCCGGTACGCAAATCCGTTTTGACAATGGACAATGCCGGCGGAGTAAATTCATGCGCCCCCTGTATGCGGATCCCCTGCCGGAAGAAGGTCCAGACGCGTAATGTGTTTTTTTCGCTCATGCTGCCAGCATCTCCTCAAGCGCATAGTTGTTATTCACCCGGACGCGCAGGCTGATAAGCTCAGTCGGCGATTTCGGACCAAAGTCATAGTTGATGTACAGCACGCCCGCCGCCATGCTCTCAGCGGTGTTAAGTTCTTCATCCAGCCAGGCGCGACCACCGAAAATGGCCCCGAGGCCGACCAGCTGGCGCATATAGGCGTTGATGGTGCCGATAATGTCGTCGGCATTCTCCCGGTCCAGCGGACGATCAACGTATTCCAGCATCGTTTCCTGAATACTGTCCTCGATGACGTCTGCGGTTCGGCGAACCGATTCGAAGCGCCACTGTGGATCGGTACCGCACAGACGGTTGCCCCAGTGCTTAAACCCTGCCCGGCGGATGATGGTTGAGACGTTCTGCATGTTGAGCAGGTTTGCGTCGCAGTTTTCATCGCCGAGAATGAACTCGTCGATCTGTTCCACCCCGAGGATGTTATTGATGTCCTGGTTGGATTTACTCCACCACCAGCCCTTCTCAAAGTCGATTCGGGCACGCAACCCCGCCGCAAACGCAGAGTAAGGACGATAGACCAGCTGGCCGTCGGCATTGCTGACCTGTACGCGCGGGCGCAGTAGTTCGGTGCGGGTACCATAGGACTGTCTGCGCTGGACCACTTCCTGTAGTGTCGCACCGGATTCGCAGTCAACATACGCCACAGCCCGCAGCTTGCCGGCGACGGTTTCCAGAGCCTTGCCCACGGCATCATCCTCACTGAACCCCGGCGCAATCACGATACGGGGCTGGTACGTCGTCACGGATCGTGCAGATGACAGCGCGCCGATCCCTGTCAGCACCGCCGCACGCTGTTTCGCTGCATCGGCTTCTTTAGACACGCGTACCACCACCGTCAGGGCATTTCGCTGGTCATTGATTTCCATCAGGGCCTGTTTCAGCGTGCCTTTTTCACCGAGCCGGGAAAGCATCGAGGTTCCGACAATCGCGACAGGGGTATTCAGCGGGAAAGGTTCATCTTCGCCGCCTGCCAGCTGCAACCGGAATGGTGTGACCACGCCACTCCCGCTTCCCGTTGCGGTGACTTTCACATCATCCACCGCGCCCACGGCAGTGGCCACTACTGAAGGAGTTGCCGTAAGCTTGCCGGTTTCATCGCAGCCAAGCGTGATAGTCAGCGTTAATGCCTCCGCATTCCAGACGGCAGAAGTCTCAATCGCTGCGGGATTTTCTTCATCAGTGATACTGGCTACAGCCTCAACCACCACCACGTTTCCTGCCCTGCCAGCAACTGTCGCGGCAAAATCCACAACGTTATCCAGAATCGGGGTTCCTGTGCTGGCACTGGCCGGCGTTCCGGCAGAGGCATCAGGCGCAGTACCCACCAGGCCGATAATGGCCGTCTGGATCGTCGTAACTGCGACCGTACCGGATGTCAGTTCGATCGTTTCCACACCATGTAAATTCGCCATTTATTTTCTCCAGGCATAAAAAAACCTGCCGCGGCAGGTCACATTTTTTGATTGGGGGGATTCGTGGTTCCGCCGCCATCACCATTTTCTTTATGGTCATGGCCGTTGTAGGTTTCGCGGATCCCGCTCATTTTCCCGGTACCGTCAGAAATTTCCTGTGTTGCACCGATGTTTCCCTTCACATTCGTGTCGGAATTGATTTGCGTAACGCCCTGAACTGTGAGGGTGTCGGTGATTTCCACCGGACCATCGAGCGTTCCCTTTCCGATAATTTTGTAGGTCCCGCCCTCCGCCAGCGTGATGGTCAGGGCATGCGCGGCACGGTCATACCGGATCTCGGTACCGTCACCGTAGCGGGTGATATGTTCGCTGTCGCTGCCCTCCGGTACCGGCAGACCGCCGGTATTCCAGCCGGGAAACACCCGGCCATTATTAAGCTCGCCCGCCTCCGAAAGCACCGTGACCGCATCCCCGACCGCATACGGATTGGAGTCAGCCCGGTTTGCCCCGGAAAAGCCCTGGCAAAGCGGCAGCCAGGTAGTGGTGATGTCTCCCAGATCCACCCGGCACTTCGGTATACCGTCATGCTTAACGGAATGAATAACCCCGCGCCGAACAATATTCGCCAGACGGCGCTGTAAATCGCCCTCGATATCACTCATCGGGTTTCGCCTCGTAAATCAGCTGATAATCGTCCACATGCGCGCGCCCGATATCCGGAGCCTTACCAAGCCAGACGCCGTTCAGCGGAGAATTAATCTGCGCAAACGGATCCGCACCAAAGGCTGCTGATTGTGTGAAAGAGATCCGCCAGACCAGGTAATCATCCATGCGCGGATCAAACTCATCGCGTGACGCATCGATAAAGACGGCTGGCTCAAGACTGGTCAGGCCGAACTGCTGGCCGTCAATCCACTGCGTGATATCCGCCGCCGCCGTGCGCAGGAAAATTTCGGGTCGGCTGACGCCAGCGCCTGCCGCGTCCACCACAACGAACAAATCGCAGGACAGATTCACATTAAGCTGCCCCTCGTTGCCGCCGCCCTGCTCCCAGCCGTTTATGGAGAAATAGACCGCCGGGGTGGTCAGCCCTGTAAAACGGGGGACATTTTTTTCCGGGTAGGCATCGGCGTCACGCACCCACGCAATTTTTTTCAGCGCGCCGGTGACAGCATCGTGATACTGCCCCAGCAGTAATGGCTCAGCCATAGTCCACCTCAGACAGAAATACGGGCTTTCACACGCCCGCGCAGATCGGTTTCAAAGTGATGCATAAAAATCTCCATCGCCTCCGCAAAGGCGTTATCTTCGATGTAATTCAGCATCGGCTCATAAATATCGACTTCCGCTTCGCGGGTACGGCGGGTATCCGGATCGCGAATAACCACCGTCCGGCGGTTTTCACGGCGGGAGCGCGCCACTTCCCCGTTTTCAAATGTGCGCGGGGATAGCAGGCTGCCCTTTGGGGTGAATCCTGCATTTTCTGCCTGGCGCCGCGCCTTTATATACCGCCCGGTGGATTTATCCCGCCGGGTATGGTGAGGCCTGACCCGCCCGTTAATCCTGCCTTTCAGGTCTTTTACCTTGATGGCATTGAGACCAAACCAGAGACGAAAATTATCCAGTTGTGACTGAGAAGCGCGATCAAGACGAAAGGAAAGCAGACGCCGGCGCACCAGATCCAGGCTGCGCGGCGCCAGCCCGTCTTTCAGGTCAGCCATCGCTTTTTTACGCAAAGTGGTGGCGGTACGTTTCAGCGCACGGGAATATGCTGCCCGAAACTGTTTATGGGTGGCACCGATGTGTTCCGCTATCCGCCAGATTGCATCCACATCGATATCGACGGGCAAATCCCGCCGCAGTCTGGACTCACGCGCCATATCAGCTCCACTTATTGATGTCCGGCTGCACCTTACCCGGTGCGCCATACGCCAGCGTGACGCGGGTGCGGCCTTCTTCATCAGCACCAATGTGCGTCACACGATAAGCCGTGCCGTTGATCTCCACGCCGTGGTGCTTCTCAAGCCCCACGATATCAGCGGTCATCGCGCTGAAGGCCGGAGAGCGATCCTGAATTTGCCCCCCGCCGGGCACGTCAACCGGGACATCAGGTGTCTCGAAAATCACAGTAACGGGATGCAACTCAGCGCCGACAGACAGGACAGCAGGCACCTCTTCGGCAAATGCCCGGGATATCCGGGCATCCGCTTTTAACAGGCGTTGCCGAAAGCGGTTCATCAGTAACCAAGCCGGACCGGAACAGAATCCGCATCCGCCGCCGCCTCAGCCCAGGCCGTGCCCGCCAGAGGATTCGGAGCCGCCGCCTCACCCGCTTCCGCAGTCAGTTTACCGTCTGCCAGATAGAGCTTCTGGCCGACAGTAACCGCTTCCGCTGCTTTTGGCAGAACGAACACCCCCGTTGTATGCAGCACACCCCACAACCCTGCCGGAATGTCGTCGTGAGCAACGCCCACCAGCGCACCTGAAAGCACGGCGTCACCCGAATGAATATCGGTCGCACCAGTATTCTGAAAATCAAGGGTGTTGCCATCCTGCTGATAATTTTTCGCCATTTTTCTCTCCAGACAAAAAAGGAGCAGCACGCGCCGCCCCGTAATAAAAAACCGTCAGATGACGGTCGTTATTTTTTGGTGACTTTAACCATGCCGCGCCAGTCAAGCGGTGCCACCCCGGCATCGATGCGTACCTTGAACGCGGCACCGTCAACGGTGAAGCCCTGCTGCTGCTCAAGGTATGGCGTGTCAATACCGTCCAGATACGCCACCTCAATGGTGTCGCGTCCCTGTGCGGCAGTCAGGTAGTAATCCGTCGGGCTGCTGTCATCGAGGCGAGCCTCAGAGGAAACCGTCACAAAGTTCTGGATCGGGTTAACGATACCGCTGTTCGCGTCCGCGCCCGGTACGCTTGCAGATTTGATCAGCTGGTTAGCGCGGGACTCGATGGCCACAGGCGTCAGCATGTAGGCCGGGCGAATGTTCAGACGGCGGTCGCCTGATTTTTGCAGCAGCATCGCCTTACGCGCCGTATCGAGGCCTTCGATACTCAGATCGGCGGAGACCAGGTTGCCATGATCGGCGTGGAACAGCGGCTTGCCGTCGGACATTTTTGGGTTGCTGGTCAGAACTGCCCACACCAGATCGCCCACGGTGGCACGCGCGGCAAGGCCCATTGCCTGCGGGATACGGGTCAGCATGTCCAGGTCATCATTAATGATGGTCTGGCGGTCAATGCTGAAAAGTTCGCCGTAGGTCGCAAGCGCAATCGGCTCGCCGCGATCTTTGATGGTGACATATTTATATTCCGCCCCGGCGCGGACCTTACGAAGCGATGCAAGTGATTCCAGACCGACGCGGTGCGCGGTTTTGAAATCAGTCAGGGTACCTTTACGGGTCCACTGTTCGAATGATTCAGTGGCCTCGTCCCAGCCCATCAGTGCCGCCTTGTGCGCCACATCCATCAGGATATTGCCGAAATCGCTGCTGCTGTGGGTAAACGCAAGGCCGACCATCGCCTGTGCTGTCCCCGCACCTGAAATACCGATCCCGCGATCCACAAGGGAAGCTCGCGCCAGTTCACGCAGGGTATAACCGTTGTAGGCGTTATCTTTTTCAGCCTGCGTATAGCCCGCGCGGCTCATTACCGCAGCACGGATGGAGTCACCGACCAGATTGCCGTTTCCGGCATAAAGATGAATAGCACCCGGACCGGCACTCGGCGTAGTTCCTGCCGCCAGCGCCTGGAGGAGTCTGTCACGGGCTTTTTCCGCCGTGCAGGAGAAGTCGGCCAGACATTCCGCCTTCAGTGTCGCGAAGGTCGGGAACGCCTCAAAAACAGCGGAAACCGTGTTCACGCGTTCAGCGTTTGCCGTCTGCATCTGCTGTTGCAGCTGCTGGGCCAGCGCAGTGATATCGATATTTGTCATCTGCTGCGCGGGCTGCTGTGGCGCTGGCGGGTTAAGGTTCGCCTGTACCGGCGCGGGCTGCTGTGGCTGATTCACCGGAGCTTCGGCGCGCGGCGCAAAAAGAGTTTTAATCTGTTCTGGCATGTTCTGGTAATCCTTCAGTTTATTTTCATTCACACAGGCCGCAGCCTGTAGTTCAGGTTCAAGCGTGTCAGCGAAACCTTTCTCCACTGCCTCGGCCCCGTTAAGCCAGGTCTCCACTTTCAGCATCGCTTCCAGTTCCTCCTGCCCCAGTCCCGTTTTATTCATATAGGCGCTGAGCATCAGGGCTTCGTTACGATCAAGCCACGCGGCGTAATCACGCATGTCATCAGAATCCCCGGCGATCCCGCCCCACGGTTTGTGGACCATGATCCAGGCGTTTTCCGGCATGTGCACCGTGGCGCCAGGCAGGCAGACAATCATCGAGGCCATGCTGGCCGCCACCCCGTCCACCCAGATATCCACTTTCGCTTTCAGCCGCGACAGGGTGTTGTAGATGGCAAATCCCTGCATGACATCGCCGCCGGGGCTGTGGATATGTAAATCCACCGCGCTGGCGTCAAACACCCCGGCGTCTTTACAGTCCGCGACGAACTGCTGGGCTGTGATGCCCCAGCCGCCGATCACGTCATAGAGGAAGATTTCGACGCGCCCGGCAGACAGCGCGCGGATTTCGTACCAGCACTGACCGTTTGCCGCATCGACACCCGCCAGGCTGGCGCAGGGGTTAATCATCATCGTCCGGCTCACGCCGATCGTCTTTTGGTTTTGCCGTTGCATCTGGCATCGCTCCTTTGTCGTTGGCGGCGTCGGAATCAAACACCAGCCCGTGTTGACGGTTAAATTCGGTTTCACGCAGTCGCTGGCGTTTAACCTCCTGCGGGTTTTTACCCCGCGCCCGTGCCCATTCCGCTTCGGTACCAGCACCGCCACGAACAATGGCTTTCCAGGCATTAGCCTCTTTCCCCGGATCAATCCACGGCATCACCGGGCCGAGATAAAGCGCGTTATAGAGAGAATTTGGATCCACATCCGGCGGCACTTCAACGCCACTCAGCAACGCCATCGCCAGCCATGCACGGTAAACGGGCCGGCTGTGCTGGCCGACAAACCACTGTTGCAGGACGTTGTACCCTTCGAAGCTCTCCACCAGCTCCTGACGCTGGGAGCTGTAGGTGCCGTTATAGTCCCGGGCAATGCTGGAATAGCTGCCGCGCGTGCCTGCGGCCACGGCCCGCATCTGTCCGTTTCGGAATTCATAGAGGTGAACATTCGGGCGATTTGATTCCACCATGCCCAGGTCTTCACCCGGGCGCAGATCGTCGTAAATCATGCCCGGGGCGATATCGTAATGACGCTGGCCGCCGGGAGGTGAAAACTCCCCGTCGTCACCAAGAGACTGCGCATCACCGCGCTTGATATAGAACCCCAGCGCGGCGGCAATACGGGCGGCGACGCGTTCACTCTCTTCATAATCCTTGATGTCAGAAAGACGGGTAATGACTCCGTGGATCAGGCTGATACCGCGCAGCTGGTGCAGACGCTTGCGCTGCGCAAGGTGAAGCATGTTTTCAGCTGAGACGGTTTTAAGTTCAGCGCTGAACCGCGTCATATTTGCCGGGTGGTACTTGTAAACGCGGTAGCCGACGGGACGCCCCCAGTCGTTCACGATGATGCCCTGGCGAACCTGCTGGCCGGCGGTGCTGTTAAGGTTGAACGGAACAAAATCCGCCTCCAGCATTTCCAGCGAGAACGGTACGGAGGTGGAATGTTGCAGACCCGGCACATTCCCCCTGACCAGTTGCGTGAACACTTCCCCGTCACGCAGTGCTGAACGCAGCAGCAGGCGTTCGGCTTCCGGGCGGGTGAACATGCCAGTCACCTCAGGACGCACGGACCATTCAGCCCAGAGCGCCGAAAGTTTCCCGGCGAAATCGGAATGAAGATTCCCCTCCAGATCGAGGGGCTGAGGCTCAACATGGATCCCGTGGGCACCAATCACCCGGTCTTCCATTTTGTCGAACAGGCCGATCACCAGATCATGGTTTTCATCAAGCCACCGGGCCTGTTCCCGCAGGGACTGACCTGCTGCAAACACAGCGGTGTCCGCCGACTGGCTTTGCTTTTTCGCCTTGTGCAGCCGTGACGGATTTGCCGCTTCATACGCATTAAGCCGGAGACGATCCCGCTCGCGTGTCGCGGCCCACCCGGGGGAAATTGCCCTCAGTGTTCTTTCAAGAATGCCCATAGAACGCCTTACAGAAAGTTAGCGAGTTTGTACGAACCACCACGGCTGTTGACCGCGCGCCAGCGACGCTCCCAGTATTCGAGCTCATCGCGCAGCGCCTTCGGATCGTGGTTGGTAATGGCGCGACCGTTTACGCCGGTGAAAGAGATACTCTTGCCGTCCAGCGAGTCCTGGTAGGCCTGGCGCACCATCACCAGCGTTCTCCAGATGTCGTCTTTCTTCACAGCCAGCCTCCTCCCCTACCGGAAGATCCCAGCCAGCTGCCGGAAAGCGTGTTTTCTTTCTCAGGCTCAGCCCTGACTTGTGGCTGACCGGTTTTGTTTTTTTTCACGGTTATCTCCCTGAGGCGTTCCCCTTCATGAATATTTGGGTTGAGATCCTGCGGCTCAGCCCATGCAGGAGGTTTTTCCCAGTCGCGAATTTTTTCGTAGCCGCGCAGAACCGCGACGGCGTGGGCATAGCAGAACAGGTCAAAGGCTTCGTTGGCGCCCTTGCCTGGCTTACGCCATTTGCCATCCACGCCGCGCTCTTCGTAGGTGAGTTCCTCGTAGAACCACTCCCCCAGCCAGTCGGGAAAATGGATATAGCCTGCTCCGGGAGTCTCACGATCAAGGTTATTGCTGAGTTGATCCTTGAGCAGGTCGGTTTGCAGCAGATACACCGGCACCTCGCCACGCGCATCAGCGCGACGGTCACTGCGTTCGGTATTATTCGGGTGAGTTTTGGTAATAATTTTCTGGCGTTTTGTGCTGTCGCCCTTGATCAGATAGACACGCTTACCCAGACCATCCCGGCGACACTGGCGCCAGAATTTATAGGCATTATCTGTCACCCCTTCCTCACCGCCGCTGTCGACAGCCATGGCCAGCACCGGCATACGCCGCGTCTGGTCAGACTGAAGTGCGTAAGTTTTTTCCAGCACATCGGATACAAGCAGCTGCCAGTCCTCCGGATACGCGCCGGGGTGGACTGGCTCCGCCTCGCCATGTTCATTGCAGCGCAGGGACTGGCGGATGTTGTAGCGATCCACAAGCCAGCGTTCACCATTTTCGCCATAACCAATTATCTGCACGACGAAACGGCGCTTTTTCCCGCCCTGAACGTCGACGGCTGCCAGCAGGAAACGCACCTTCGGCGGAACCAGGCGTTTACCGTAATCCTCCGCACGCTGCATCAGCACATCGGCGCGTCGCTGTTCGCTGGCCGAGCGCGGCAGGTACGGCAGCCCCCAGTCGGTGTTGATAACCGCCTTGAGGGTTTCTTCGCTGCCGGTAGCCTCATACTCCTGCTCAGCAGTCAGCAGTTTGTATACCAGCTGCGCCCAGGTCTGGTACGCGGCTGCGGGCCCCTCCATCCAGAACGACGCTATGCGCGAACGGCGTGGCTCACCGGAGATCTTGCCGTCCCGGTCAATACTCTGACCTTCACGCAACCAGACACCCACCCCGTTAAGCTCGCGCTTTTTATCTGCGGTGATAATGGTGCTGCAATGCGGACAAAGCAGATGAGCCGACTCACTGGCTTTTACCGGATCAGGTTCATCGCGGTATCCGGTCATCGCCTCCATCGCAGGCTGAAAATATTCACCACAATGCGGGCACGGCCAGTACCAGCGACGGCGATCTCCACGGTTGTACAGCGAAAGCGCGCCTGTCGTTGGTGGTGCTTCATGGGGAGATTTTCGGCGCCATTTGCTGTCGCGAATGTCCCGGCCTGGCGAACACTCCACAAGAGTCATCCCGGCGGACATAAAAGTGGTGGTACGCTTGGACGCCAGGGTAAAACCGTCACCCTCGCCATCGATGTCCTCAGGGAAGCGGTCATAATCGGTGAGCGCTACACATTTGAAATCTGACGAGGACATAATGTTGATGGAAGGCCAGCCAATCTTGAGATAGTTGCCCGCCAGAAAAGTACGATCATGCACGTTGTTGTCGTTTCGCAACGGGCTCAGGCGTTTCGCCACTTCAGGACTGACACGAAACGTTCTCGCCAGACGTTTTTTAGAGTGCTCACGCGCTTTCTCTTCGGTCATCTGAACGACGAGCATATCGGACGGGTCACAGACAATGTTGTATACAACCCAGCCATCCACCAGGCCGATCGTTTTCCCCGTTCGTGCCGGTCCAACAAACACCACCGCATCGTATTCACGCATCGCGAGGCAGTTCATCGGCTCTATGACATACGGAGCGACAGCAGGGTCCCACGGTACCGAGTTACCGGCTCCCATAGGTACGCGCATAAATTTTTGAACCGCCTCAGCCACAGGCATACGGCGCGGGGCTTTGAGAATGGCGGAAGCGTTACGCCTGACTTCCGCTGCCGTGGCCTGTCGCATGATTTACTCCTCTTCTGGCATATCCTCCTGTTCTGGTGAGTCGGCCTGCTCAACTTTGAGAGCTATCTGGTCGCGCAGATCGTCAATAACCTGCTGCACCCTGACAACTGCGGAAGGGGTCATGGCGCAGTCTCGTTCAAGAATGTCGGGTAACGTCTCCAGCACCTGAACCATTGCTTTTGCCATGGAGGAAAATTCTCTGGTGACTTCTGACGCCGGGATCAACTCCCCTGTTTCCTGCTGAAACTTGAGTCTTTCACGCTCCGACTGAAACCAGGCTTTACGATCGGGGGGAAGCATTTTGTCGACGTCCACCAGCTCCGACGGTGTGGTACTCGTCAGCAACTCCCTGAGGATATCGGTGATGGCATAAAGCTTAAGTTTTGGATTGCTGCCCGGTGCCGGCTGAACATTTGCAAGCTTGCTCGCGACCGTCTGGCGGTGCAGATCGGTAATGGCTGCCAGCTGCGTGATATTCAGCCGGAAATTTTTGAGTTCGTTATCCATGATGGTGAACAAAAAATAGTCATTTCGACATCCTGCTAAGGATCAGGACTGAAATATCAAGAGGTTAAACAGATGATGATGAAACCCATAAAATGCAAAAAACTAGCCGTTTCCCGCGTGTCCTCGCCCCCTCGGTGTTCATAATTGCCAGGAGTACCTTTCCAGATGAGTAAAATTATGAGCTTTTATCCCCGCAAAAGGATATTGCTAGGTTTATCCGCTACTGGGGATAAATTTCTTTCATTAGAGCTAACTTTTGAGTTCAGATTAGGCATCAGACAAGTTATTACTATGCTCCCTTTCAAAAGGGTCGGTTGATAGATTTGATTTTTTGCATGCTGTAGTATGTCTATAAAGCAAAAAGTTCAGATTTTGGCATAATTTTTTTCCTACGCGATGCTCGCATCTTGTAGCTCATTCGCTAGGGATATGCCAGTAGCAGCAAGATATCAAGGAACAGCTACTACCGCTTTCTCAGAGCAAGTCCAACAGCACTTTAAGTGTCTTTACTCATAAATTATTTTCATGAAAAATAACGCGTTCTTCTCCTAAAATCTTGATTTGAGGATTTAAGCCCATGAACTATGTATAGTTATGATGACATAGAGAAAATTAAGGCTGGTCTTGAGTGGATTGTCCATCAAGCATCAGCCCCACATCACCCGCCTTCCAAGCATGACCAACTGATGATTTCCAAGCTTATGGATCTCATTAAGACATACGAAGTTCTGCTGGAAACGGTAAGCCAATTCGGAATTTCCGTAATAGATTCAGAAGTCGCTGAAGGTCTTTCTATTACAGAGAAGTTTATTACCAAGGTTAAGCGGAACACTGGGTCTATGTGAACAATGATCATGCTCCAGGATCAAGCGGCCGCAATGATGTTACAGGATTTAACGACGTTTTTTGGCAAGGACAAAAAAAAGCCAGTTCGGACAGAACTGGCTGGGTCTAGCAGTAATAAAATAGCACTTCACACTCAGCTCGACGTCTAATCTATTCCTTTAGTTCTGCATTCAGATGCCGGGTGCCTCCCGGTGAATTTGCCACAGTCTACAAATCCGCAAACGTTACGTGCAACAGCGACTGCTTGCCCCGCCGCATAGGGGGATTCAGCCAAATAGCAAAAGTATCGATTCACCTGTGTAATACGAATCTAGTACAAAATTTTAGTTTTATGCAATCTATGACTGAATTATTAAAATCGCGACAAAAAACTATCACGCAAGTTATTAACCCCCCATTAAAAATCACGCACTAAAACATTTCTTCTTATGTCCGATACTTATCTGACGCTTTGCTTTAAAGTCCAAGACTCCTTGTAATGAAGACCATTTGGTCTCCCTTCCGAACTAGAGGATTTCATTTCGGAAGGGAAATTTTTAAAGAGCCTAAGCATTCGCCTCTCCAGCCAGGACTTTTAGGTGGCTTTCAATTTTTTCAGCAGTAAGTTCAGTCAAATTAATGTGTAAAAAAGCCGAAGCTTCATCATCTGGCTGCCCTCTTTCAATCCAGACAAATCGAACACCTTCACTCCAGACTTCTACAACAAGTAAGTTCTCACCAAAATACTTATGTCCAATTTCATAAAGCTCTGAAACAGATGCTGTTTCCATACTCATAGACGTAACCTCCTTAGCATAGATTAGCAATGTAACAATCCCCTGCATTATCTTCTTTTGCATTTTGAGGCTTCAATCAGCATTTTTACTGCAATTAACAGCCCAAGCTCTGTTATGCGCCAGGATGTCGCGCTTCGTCTGGCGGTCTAGCACATCCCAGTCGTGCGCTGTGCCGTAAATGGGTTTAATCCAATCGCAAGCGGTATCCACCACCTCAACCCTTACGGGTCCAGTTGTCCCGCAGCTCGCGATCAACATCGTCGCCAGGCATATGGTTAACACTCTGTTGTACATTGCTGGCCTCTTTCGTTGCTTCAACACGGCGCTCTGCTACTGCTTCAGTGGCGGCGGCCTTCTCTTCAGTGCGTTGCTGATCGGCTTTAGCTTCTGCTTTGCTGGTGCCGCGAATATGGCCCAGGCCAAAAGCGCCGGCGATAGCGGAAATCAGCAGTGCGGCCAGCCCTATTATCGTTTCGATACCCACATTCACCTCACTCCAGAACTGATTTCGCCAGATTAAACAGCGCGCGGCGTTTATCCATCCCGTTACGGCCGCCATTGATTAACAGTGTCACGCGCTCCACGTCGCCGGAATGAAGCAGGCAGCCGCGGGTCGCATAGAACCATGCAGCAGAACGCGCAGCATATTCATCCTGTTCAAGCAGTTCCGGGTGGGTTACAAGGTCAAGCTTTAGAGCATGGCCACAACTGCGGTAGTTGCTCAGGCCGGTAACCTGTTTCAGCCCACGACCGCGATATTTCCAGCCATCACCGGCAACCTGATTGCCAAGGTGTTCTTTTCCCCACTCACCACCGTATACCAGATTGGCGATCGCTTTCTGGTTTGCCGATTGCGTTGCCGTTCTGCCAAGTGCAGCGGCCTGCTGTTGAGTGGGGAAAAGAACACCTTGGCAATCAGGTTGCCGGTGATGGCTGGAAATATCGCGGTCGTG